CCCGGTCAGAAGCTTCCCAAATTAGCCTGAATTCGGGGTTTTCCGCTTCCAGTGCTGCAACGGTTTCCTGATTGTATTCCTGTAAGTATGGGGGCAAATAAGATACAAGGTCAACTTCTCTAATCATGCGCTTGCCCCCTCATACACGGGAACTTCATACTTCCCTAAAGTGAAGTTATTGGCAACGCCGTTGATTGTCGTGCCATTTATATCCACAATGCCCTTGATACCAAGAAGCCTTGTTTCAATTTGGCTGATACGCACAATCAAATGATCTTCATCCGCCCAAGTCTTTCTAAGTTCAAGTAGATAATTTTCAATTACTTCATCAATGGAAGTCTGCAAATTCGACCAGCTATAACCCACATCAAAAGTGATTGTGGTTTTCACGGTAATTTCAACCGCTTCCGCACTTACTACATTCACCACATGACCGATAGGCGCAACCCCATAACCTTCCCCGGTGTATTCATCGGGATCGAGCGTTTCCTTCACCAAATTAAGCAGCGTATCATTCGCCACATCAAAATTTGAATTCAGGATTGTTATAAGCACCGTTCCCCCGGTTGTCAGCTTCAAATCCAATGCGGCGTTATATACTGCCGTAATCCATGACTGGACAGCGGCGGGAAGGGAAGATAAGCCCGTTTTATACCAAGCCTGCACCGCTTCATTCGGGATCATGGAAGCGGGGGAAATATCCCCGTTCCAAACCCTCGTTACCTTTGTGCTGCCAACTCCGGGAATGGCGTTGGTTTTATTGATATAATCCGCCCGGTTTCCACCGAAAGCCTTTTCTTCAAAGGAAGCAAAGTACCGATCCCGCAAAACCTCTGTATCTTCTTCATCCTCACCGGGAATAAGAATTTCAGTCAGCGTTGCAGTTTCCAACCCGTCAATATATTCAATCGGAATCATCTGCCCCAAATACTGATTTCCAATTATGCCGGGTGTTTCACATTGGACTTCATAGCCCCCTTTACCGTCCGTTGCTTCCCTCAAAACAACATAGTTCATAGTACCGATATTGAACCGCTTACCAATCACATCAATGTTTTCAGGAGTGAACACGCCACGCAAGATTGCGTTGGTTGCCGGATCGGGGGTGATACCTCTTTCCTTGCAGCGCAAAATCAGGAATTCTCTTGAAGCGGTGTCCCCGTATGCTTCTGAAATCAAAGTATTCAACTCAATATAAAGAAGCTGCAATTCTATTGCCGTTGGGGAATGTGTGTCAAATATAACTGAACCTTCACGCTTATCAAATTTATCATTTACACGGGCAAGCATCCGTTCAAGAATTTCATTGTAAGTGACATCATACATTTAGAAATTCACCATCCTTTCCGCTTGCACATCTCCAAAAATGGTATGCGCTGTAAATGACACATGAACCACGCCTTTCTGTGGAAGGTCAAATTCAAAGTTATCAACACTTTCAATCCGTTCATCCCACGTCAAGGCTTCTGTGATCCTGCGCTCCAATTCGGGGCATACATAGGAAATTGGTTCACCGTATAAGTCAAGCGTTTCAATCCCATAATTCCAGCTATACATGATATATTGATAGCGTTCAGTTTGAAGGATTTTGAAAATTGCTTGTCTCATAGCGTCAAGTTTATCCGTATAGCCACGAATCGAACCAGTGTCCAAATTCATTTTGTAAGTATAGGTTGGTTGTTCTTCAAGTTCAAAATTTTGTTCAAGAAATCCAGTAGTTGAAGGAATCATCCGATTCTATCCACCACAATATATTTCTGCCCGCCCTGCTGCCTGATAAGGATCACTTCATCACCGACAACCAACCCATTATGAACAGTGATTTCAATTTTCCCTATGGCGTGTCTGTGGGACGGATCAACGGGGACGGTTGAAGTATTTGGCGGTGTCCCGACATAGTAATAATTCTGAATGTTTCCGCCTGTAATCATCGTCTTAAAGTCCGTCACATTGCGGGTAAGGACAAGCTGCGCTGCCCCAAGGGTGAATTTCTGATCCACCAATATTTGCAACGGGGAAGCACTTGTCACCTTCCCAAAGCATACTTCAACGGGCTTTTCTGCCTTTACCGCCTTGCTTGCCGCTTTCTTAATTGCTTTCGTTAATTCAGTTGCATCAGGCAACGAACTCACCCCCTCTAAGTGTCAAATCCATAAAATGTTCATCAAGATTGAACTTGTGTGTAACTTTTTCAACCAGCATGAAATTTTTCAGCTTCATATCACCCAAATCAAGGTTGACAACCACCATGCTTCCGGCTCTCACACGGGTATCACCTAAAGCATTGGTGATCTTCAAGTTACGGGTTTTCTTATTGTAAAGCTGCAAAAGGGCATCGGCTTTTGCCTGTCCGTTTTCACCCTTTGACAGCGTATCAAAATATTGCAAAATACCCCATTCGTTGATATGGCTGCCATCCTGTGCAATGTAAACTTCACGCTTTCCGGTTTCCTCATTGTCATAGGCCAGCTTCACCTTATTGTAGGTGTCGCTGTCAATGCTGGAAGTGTAGTCAAAGTTTTCCCCGGTTTCTTCATCAATCATCAGATACCCGGAAGAATTGTCCCCAACATACATATTCCCAAGGAATTTCAGGGTAAGTTTTCCAAAATCATCATACAGAATGAACATATTCCCGTTGTTCTGCAATTCCAAATCAAGGGCATTTTCTATCATATCGAAAAGAGAAGTGTTATCTTCAACCCTTGAAGCAATCACAAACGGGGTATCTTCAATAGTCCCCACATTCAGGGAAAAATCCGCTGCAATCATCTTGATAAATTGCGCTGCGGTTTTATTCTCATAAACATAGGTATCTTTGTTATTCAGGTAACGCAACTGATCGTAGGCAGTAACAGTGATAATCTGATCCTTATCCCGCTTTTTACTGAACACGAACCCAAAGAAAATCCCTTTACCGTCTACTTTCAGGCGCACCGCCGCACCTTCTTGAAAATTGATTATGCTGTCCTTTACGACTTTGAAGGACAGCTTTCCGGGGGTGCTTCTTCTTTCCGTAGTCCATTCAATCCCTTCTTCCACAATCGGCAAATATGCCTTGTTGCCGGAAGGATCGGCGATTAAAAGTTCAACATTCATTGAAGCACCCCCTTAATCAAATGTTCCATCATCAACCCACCCATAAACATTTGAACTTGAATCCGTATGAATCAAATGCCACGGGTGCGCCCCGCCTGAACCATTTGCAATAGTGATTTTAGCTTGTCCAGCCCTTGCGGAATAGCCTTTTGCACCGGGATAAGAGCTGTAATAATGTGTCCCACCGTGGAAATTTACAATATCACCGACTGCATACCCTTTTTTTGCCGGGGGGCTTGCGGGGCGGGTTTGCTGCACCGTTGCTTTAGGCTTTGAAGCCTGAATCTGAATATTTACCGTTTTTGTGCTGTATTCCCTATACTGCTTCAAGGAAATCTTCACTTTTAGATCAAAGCCGTTCTTTGCGTCCTCTGTGATTTTGTAATCTTCCATTGAAACTTTGATATTCGTGGAAAACAGCACTTTACCATTCGGCATTGTCCTTGACACAAGGAACTGAAAAGGCTGTTTGGAAGTTTTCAGTTCCTCGAAGTAGTCAAGGAAATAGGAAGCCCCCTGAAAGCCTGACTTATAGACTGCATAGGGCTGTTTCACCTGTGGGATTTCACATTCAAATTCAATATCCGTAAGTGCTGCGGTTTTCAGAATGTTAATTTCCCCTTCATTTATCAGTGTTACCGTATCATTGGCATTATTGATTTTGATTTCAAGCTTCTGCGGGGTAACGGGAAGCAAGCACTTCTTCAAGTAAAAATCATATCCACTTTTCATCATGTATGCACCCCTTCCGCCATGCTATCAATCGCTTCATTTACACCTTCTGTCAGCCCGGAAATAACGCCATCCAAATCCATTCCGTTAGAAATGTTGTTCTGCATCCCGGACATATCAACGCTGATTTCAGCGGTTGTAAATCGGTTCACCGCTTCCTGCTCTGCAATATCACGAAGATATTTCAAATCTTCTTCTGTAATATCCATGCTGTCAGCGATTGCCCCGGTGTTCCCGGCAATATCATCCACACCGCTTCCGATACCACCAAGCCCGCCTAAATCGCTGCCGTAGTTGCTCAAATCGGCATAGTCACCAGCACCCGGAACATTGGTATCAAACAGGGAAGAAGGATCGAAGTTTGCAATGCTTTCATCAATTCCTTCACCGAATGAATATCCCGCATCCCATGCGCTGGAATACTCAAATCTATCTAAATGCAAATCTTCTGCATTTAGCTTTGCCATGATTTCTTCCCCTTGCCCGAAGGTGGAATCAACCCACCCGCCAAGGGAATCACGCCAACCTTGAACCGCCCCCGCAAGGTTTGAACCAAAGATTGTGTCAATGGCACTTGCCAAAGATTGCAACAGGGAAAGGACGGTATCAACCAAATCAAAGAACAATCTTGCGATTGCCCCAACCGGATCATTGAACACATTCCCAAAGAAGTTTGCAAATGCGGCAATGAAATTCCAAAGCACAACGAAAATATCAATGACAAAGTTAATCAGGGCAACGAACAGATTTCCAATGAACGCTGCCGCCACCATGAACACCCCGCAAATGATACCCGTTGCAGAAACGGAAGTTCCGGCAAATTTATTCACCGCCGCAACCGCCGCATAGAATAGGGCAATCAGGGCGATAATCAAAATGATAATCCAAACAATGGGGCAAGCGTACATTGCAGAATTCAGCCCCCATTGCGCCGCTGTTTCTGCCATTGTTGCACCCGTCATAGCTGCATAAACTGGAACAGCAAGCATTTTTGCCAAAGTCAAAGCCCCAGTTGCTGCCGCCCCAAGCAGTTCAGCCATTTTGACAAGACCAAGCCACCCATAGTAAACAGCAAGCGCACCGATAACCCCATAAATGATAGGGGATAACCAAGACCAGTTATCAGCTAACACCGTTCCAACGGAAGTAATCAAGTTGAAAATTTCAACTGCAATTCCCGCTACCATTGAAAGGGCTTCAATCGCACCATTTACAAAAGTTTGGAACGATTCACTATTCGCTATATCGTTCAACCTTTGAAGTACAGGCTGAAACGCCATCAAAGCGTTATTTTGAAAAGAAGTCCAAATCTGATTGAAGGTTTTCGGCATACTTTCAAATTTGGCGTTGGTTTCGTCCGCCGCTGCAAACATAGCGTTTTTGACGATTTCAGCGGTGATCTGACCTTCCGCCGCCATATCTTTAAGCTGCCCTTTTGGAACTTCCATGTAATCAGCAATCGCCTGAATGATATTCGGGGCTTGTTCAAGGATTGAATTATATTCTTCACCACGAAGAACACCCGAACCCATAGCCTGTGTAAGCTGCAACATGGCGGCATCAATTCCCGCCGCTTCCG